CCGATTGGGTCGGCATTGCGGTATCGGCCTGCATAGGTTACCTCTTTTTGTAGGCTTTCGAGCGTTCGGTAAAGGAAGGGAGTGAGATCAAGTCTCGGATCCGCAGCCATCGGTAAATTCGGCTGCTGCGGATGTGGTGTCCGCATTTCTTGATTGATTAAATCAATAAATGTGGAGTAGGCCCTCTGTACTTCCCCTACCATTCGGAATGGGAAACCGGAGAGCATGCCCGCGATTTCATCATCCGTTTTAGAAGGGAATAGATACTTCAGTGCTTCAATGCTATCAACCCCCAACTCTTGTAGGTTGCGGGTAAAGATAGACTGATTGAGTTTATCTTGGGCTGTATCTTCATACACAGGTCCCATCCAACGCCAGTCGACTGTGCGGTCACCATCTGGCGCTAAGCCAAGAACTCCATCTGGGATTTTCTTGGTTTCAAGAGCAGTATCGATTGCTTTTTGAAGTTTCTTTTCGTATAGGGATTTTTGTTTTTCGTACTTTGCTTGTGCCGCTTCATCGCTAAGATCCTCGGGCGGAGCTGGATATTTAATCCCAGAAGCATAAGCAAGTGATTTGCGGAAGATTTGCTCTTCCTGAAAAATTATCAATTCAAAGCACTTGCAAACACCGTAGGTATAAAGTTGCAAGCACTTTTTCTTGGCGGTTGCACTAACACGGCCATAGGCAGATTTGATTTCCGTGGCGGTTACGTTGGTGATGCTGAGGTCATCAATGCCACCAAGCGCAAGGCGAATCTCACTGCGAAGTTGCTCTGCATACCGAGCCTGATCCGTGCTAACCGCATTGGGGGTAATAAAACCAACACGATCGGTTGGCTCCAGGTTGGCAATCACTCGCGGAACGCGCATGCCACTGCCGGGGCGACCGATATAGCCGGGAGGTTGACGATTGACGTTATCTTGCTTGTACGTCGAGCTTGACAGGAAAAATTCCGATTGAAAACCGGACTGACTCGAAATACTAGGTCGCTGAGCGGGTGAGTCTGCATCCCCACTTTCGATAATATCCTGCTTGGGACGCGAAGAAAGAAGAGTTGGGTTACCAAAGAACGACAGGTTTGCCCTGATGTTCTTCACCATTTCGTCGTGAGCAACGATTTGGTTCGCCATCCAGTCAAATTCACCGGAACCATCAGTACCGAAGGCGTCCGGATTATTCAGAACCTCAACACACGGAATAAATTCCATGGTGTTGATCACAGTCTTTTTATCAAAGATGCCAAACTCCATGCTTGGCATGTCAAATGTAATTTCTTGCTCGCTGTGATATTCTTCAATTTCTGTGGCGGTAATGCGAAGACGCATATACCGTTTATCTGTGCTCAATCCAACGCCCTGGAAGCCACGGCTGGATTTAACTTTATACGGGTAGATAATGATTACTTCTTCTAACTCGCCTTCCGGAGAGTAATAGGTTCGATACGAATCTTTGTCAAACCAGTACAGACGGTATGTTTTCTTTGTTGGACGAATGTAAAACAGTCCTTTACCGTAGCAAAGAAAACGATCCCAAATAGAGTCTAGCCGCGCATCCAGCTGGTTAAACTTGATGACTTGCTGAATAAAATCAAATCGTTGCGTACCAAAATTATCTTGCGCCGGATAAAACTCAACGCCCTGTCGGATACCAAACATCCTCATTTGAGACAGGTGGGCGTTCACCAGCATGGTGTCCGCAGGCCCAGTGCCGTCTCGAGTTACAACAGCCTTGAGGATAGCTTCAAGCGTGGAATTCTTACTATCGCTCATGGGTGACTAAAAAAACCGATTACTGTTCAATATCGTAGCCCGCCGCCAACCTTTTTAGGGTAATCACGTCATCCTCAACCTCAACTTCAAACCGTTCGTTAGGCTGGAGCGCCATATCGTGACACAGTTCGTCGGGAAGAGGAATTACTGCCGAGCCGTAGGCATCTTGCTCAAGCTCAACGTTGTAATAGCTGGTGGACATTAGATGGGACTCTTCTAGTTTAAACGAGAATACTCTAACTACTGTTAGTACTCAATTTGCAAATTACCACGAGTCATCAGACCGTTGCAGAGCCATACCAAGGCGTTCTCTTGTCCATCAACTGTTGAAACGTTTCTGGGGTGTGAGTTTTAATGCGGTGGCAATTAGCGCAGAGTACCTGACATTTTTTCATCTCTTTGGTCAGTGTTGAAACACTTGTTGTATGCATCTTGGCTATGTCCCGAGTTTTCGTCGAAGGGTCTAGATGATCGAAATCTAAAGCGCAGGCATGTTCTTTGTAACCACAGCACTCACAACCACGTTTTAACTTTTCTTCGTGGATAATCTTAACGTTCCTTCTTTGTGTTCGCTTGGCTGCGTTCCTACAGCTTTCTTCTCGTCTGGCCCACGCTTCAGGCGTTAGCCAATTCATTTGAAACGTACCGTCCTTATTTATTCTAGACTTACGGCGATAAGCCAAGAAAATCCTGCCGTCTGGAGCGGTTTCGCCGTATTTCCAGGGCTCTCCAGTTTCAGGGTTTAGTCTTTCCATTAATACTCCAGTTGCAGCTTCCCTCTGGTCATCAAACCATTGCAGAGCCATACTAAGGCATCAATACAATCGTCGTGGGAGCTAACACCAAAGTTTACAATTTCATCGGTCAATGGACCAAACCTCCGATATTTGTTAAAAATTATCTTCCTTTGCTCAAAAAGACCCATGATCCCACGGAATCGCGCAACTTTATCTCCACGGAAGCCTTTGATGGCGTGCCAGTTCAGGTTGTATAGCCCATGTTCACCTAAGCAAATTCGTTTAAAGTCTGCCTCCAGGGAGGCCTGATAAGCTACAGCCTCGGACCAGATGTCAATGTTACTGCCGGTTGGAAAATATCTTCCATTGTCCTTGTGGACCACGCCCCATTCTTCCGTCATTTCCATCAGGGCTTCAAGTTTTTCAAGATTGCCCATGATCCGAATTCGTTTGCAATCGATAATGTGAATCTTGTCGTCGACGCGACCGCCCATGACAAACACGGTGTAATCATTTTGTTCCCTGATGCCAGCAGAAAGGTCGACCCCAATACCAAGAGAATCAAACTGGGTGGCGATCGTACCTTTGACAATCAAATCAGGTGACAGCGACAACTCGCTGGTTTGAACAATTTGATTCTGATACTGAAAGCTGAATGATATTGGTGCCTGTCTGCGGCGATCTTGCAGATACTCCAATGACCACATCCCTGGCCAGTACGAAATTTCTTCCCCTTGTTCGTCTACCGTAATGGCAGATTGGACAATTTGCACCCAATCATTGGCAGGAACAAAAGTTGAATTGTGAATATCATCGTGACGGAATCTGGTTCCGAGGCAAATGGCGCGGGCTCCTTCGAACATGGTCGGAACAATAACTGAGTTCCAGTTATCCTCCATGGCGGCACGGATGTCGCGGTTTTTAATATCGTCGGCACTCTTAATAGCATCATCGATAATACATAAGTGCGAACGTTTAGAAGTCACGGCACCTTTAAGACCAGCGCAACAAACGGTAAATTCCTCTTCACCAGTGGATTTAATCCCAGCAAATTTCCAATCAATGCTCCAATATTCGTTAGAGTTAATTCCTTTGGCAATTTTTACATTTGGAAAAATTTCTCCATAGGTTTTACTTTCTTCAATGATCCGTTTAATTGCGGCACTCTTGGGTCGTGCAACGTCTACGGTGTAAGAAATATAAAGAATCTTTAATGGTTTCTTGTGCAGGGCGTGGATTCCAATCGCCCAGGCTGTAAATAAACCTAAAACTGTTGACTTGGCACTGCCCCTGGGAGCGAGAATATCAATGTTTGGGCCACCAATACCAATCAAGCATTCGCTGTCTTCCCCAGTGCAGAGGTAACGGTGCCACTCTTTATGGTGAGAGGCGGGTGGTTTGTCTCCGACAACTTCGCAGAAGTACCCGAAGTCGGAACGGGCCCGCTCAATATCAACGTTTGATGTTTGTTTAACGACCCGTTTCTGCGCTGCAGCTCGTGCAGTGCGGCGATAAACGGAATACAACGATGTGCCAGCCATGCCCGTAGCATAGCTTACTAATTCTTAGGATTCTTCTGCCAAGATTTTTGTCCACACACCCATCGACGCTTCCTGGAGAGGCCCTTCAATTGGGTCGTCACGGAAAATTGAAAGCATTTCCCGCAGAGCTCGGTCCGCGCCAGCAAGGATTAAACCTTGTTTGTCCAGTAGAACCTTTTCGTCGTTGAGCTGTTTAATGGCGCCGCGAAGTTCTTTCTGCAACATGGCGATACGGGAAGTCCCCATATCTTGCTTAACCATGCCAAGGTCTATGGCGTCTCGCAACTTAGCAATATCTTGTTGCATGGAATCAATCTCCATTTCCAACAACCCACTAAAATCACGCTTTTTGAATTCTTTCTTAGACCATTCGTCGCACTCCACGATGGTACCTGTAAACCCAAGAAAACGGGCATACAAGTACATCTGGATTGGAGAGCTTGTGCGCTTACAAAAGGCAAGAAAGGATTCGCGGTCTTTGTCGGTTAAACCTTGAATCCATTCCGTCATGTTCGGTATTGGCTCTGAGCCTGTTCGTAATCTCGATTCTCTTTATAGCGCCTAAACATCTCCTGCTGCAAGTCAGTCATTCGAGTTTGTTCACCGGCGGTCTCAAGCCCTTTCCGATACTGCTCTCCGGTTGTCACTGTTCCCAAACGCTCTTGCTCACCAGCAGTCAAGCGAGTAGCACGTTCTTGTTCGCCAGCAGTACCGAGTCGGAGGCGTTCTTCAGAGCCAGCGGCTTGTGTACGGCGGATGTCCTGGCCGGCAAAGAACTCGGCATTGGTGCGGTCCAACTGAGCACCAAGCTCCATATTGAGGCGCTGTTGGGCACCACTTACTTCGTTCAACGCTGTTTGCGTCTGCAGCGACTGGGTCGGAACCGGAGTCGGTGGTGCAGGCGGCGGGGGCGGCGGCGAATAAACGATTGTCGGAGGAGGAGGTGGTGGTGATCCGCCCATGGGTGTTATCTCGCTGTTTTTAGTTTAACCGATTGATATCAGCCAAATTGAACGTATTGGCCGGCAAACCGTCCACCAAAACCACTGGGGGCTGCCGCTAACTGTTGGGCCGCCGTAGCACGTTGTAATTCAGACTCTCCTAACTGTGCAGACTGCATTTGAGACTGTTTTGATGCCATAATATTTTGAACGGAAGAGGGCATCTGTTCTTTCTTTTTCAAGAAATATTCACTAGCCCCAAGGGCGCGAGCTGTTTGCTCTGCTCCTGCTGCGCTCAAAAACGGATAAAGATCCGACATGGTGGCAAGGTTTAATTGCCGAGTTAAGCCAGCTTGTGCCAATTGCCCTTGATACTGAATGGGCAGCATCTCGGTCTGATATTTAACGTTTGCTTTTACAATGTCTTCAATCGAGGGCCTTGCATCTTTTGTGTCATACTGCGCGGGGCCGCCGTAAATACCTTTTTCTTCAGGGGGTTTTTTGGTGGAATCTAAAACCGTTTTATAAAGATCAACGTTTCTTTTGCCATTAAAAAAATCTGTCCCAATACTCTTGGGAATTTTTGTCCAATCAACGTATTGGGAATCCCCAGTAAAGGGATACTGGGGTGTGCTCCAAATTGCGGCAGACATTTTATTGATATTGGTATTGACGAGTTAACGCTTCTCCCATTTGTTGAGAAGCTGTTTTACCCATATCTTGAGCAGTTCGTTGAGCGCTAAGCAATTGTTCGGCAGCGGTAGCAATGTTTTGGCGAACGTTTGCTGCAAGAAGTTGACGTTGCTCTTCTGTTTTACTGCGAGCCTCTGCGGCTTTAAAACGCTCTTCATTTAACCGACGCATAATCTTAAGTTCAGATTCCGCCATTTTTTCTGCACCAATCCTGGCTCCCGCAGCTTGCCCGGTTGGGTCAACCATTTGGTATGGGGTCCCATAGGGAGAACCGTAGCCAAATGTCGGATCAACGCCAGGGGGTAAGCCGCTAAGATCATATTGTGCGGGGCCTCCAGGAATGCCGCCCATCATTGCAGGGATGGCACTGGCGGGAATTCCGACCGCACCACGAACTGCTGCTGCCGTAGGTTGTCCAACGGCACGGGCCAATTGAGGGAGAACAGCAGCACCAGTACCAAGAGCGGTTAAACCAAGGACTTGGGAAGGCTTTAAACCAAGACCTTGGCCAGCTTGCCGGGCAAGGCCCACAACAGTTTTACCCCCTGTACCTGGAACGGCTGCACCGTATACACCTGGTTTTCCAGGTAACCCTCCTAAGAACCTACCGCCAGCATAGGCTAAGCCGCCGCTAGCTAATGCCTCAAGAGGCCTGCCCTGCATCAACGCCGGAAGAGCTGTAATACCAGCTGAGATTAACGGGAGTGCCTCAAGTGCAGCTGCTAACATTTTCTAAAACCTTTCTAGTTGTTATTTTAACTGAGCTTTATTTATACATTCCATGTTCGACCGGCGGCTTCTGCTGCTTGGCCGACCATAGGTGCAAACATCAAGCTGGCACCACCTGTAACAGGAGCCAAGGCTAAACCAGCGATACCCGCCAGGGCTTTGCCGCCACCGCTACCGAAGAAGCCGGGGCTGCCCTGAGAGCCTTCTAGAACAAGCGGACTTAATTTTGGTGATTCATATGCCCAGAGGTTTTCGGCAAGCTGCGAAGAACCTGTTTTGCCCCAGTCGCCTCCATACACACCGCCTCTTTTTGTGCGTCCAAATGGGTCATAACTACTGGACTCAAATTGAGATCGATACTTATCGCTTGACTTGGCTTTGTCAAACAAATTTTCGTATAAATCAGAAATTCCTTTTCCACCGCCTTTTGTATCAAATCCAGTTTTCCATGCAGTATCTACTGCAGAGTCTTTAGATTTATCAAACCACCCCGAGTAGTCTGGTTTATCTTTGGATAATGCAGAAGAAACGCTGCCGCCGAAACCGTAATCAGTTGTATCCCAAGTGGTAGCCATTTGATTTTAATTTATTCGTAAACAGGAACTGGGGCAGCAAAAGGATCTTCTGAAAGATCAATGTTGGTTTTAAAAGGAGTGTAGGGACTGCCTTGTGATTGACGGGCTCGGAGCAGTGCTAACCTGTCTTGATAATTATATCGGTCCGCCATTTGCTCGGATTGCGATAAAGCAAGCTGTTGTTGGAAGCGCTGTTGATTTAAATAGGCTTGCCCAGCCTGGTAATTGGTTAATGGTAAGTTACCAGGATAATACTGCTGCTCGGCAAAAGGTTCGGGCGAGTGAGTTAGACCTTTTACCAGCTGAGATGCAACATAAGGAACAGCGGCTTGAGTTGCAACATTTGCTGCTAGTCCAGCAATAGAAGGTGCATTACGTGCCAGGCTTTGATAAGTACCGACAGAAACTGGCGCCTGTGAAATATATTTTCCTAAGGGAAGCGATTGAATTGCTTGGGCTGCTTCTTCTGCCGTTCCTGCGCCAATTGAGGCTAAACGTGAGCTTTTACCAACAACATCAGCAACTTTGCCCCCCACAGTACCACCAATGTCGGAGAGCTGCTTGAGATAAGTCAAGAGCTTGTCTGGTGCCATTCTCATAATTAAACCCCAACTCCCTGGCTTGGGTACTTGTTTGCTGTGTTTGGATCTTTTTCGCTGGAACTGGCAGTTGCAGCTTCTGTAGTCAGTCTAGCCAACCTATCTTTGGTCACCGCCCGATCCTCCTCAATCAATCCACGAGTTACACCTTGCGCATAATTTTGGGCAAACTGTTTAGCAAAAGATTGATCCCCAGGATTTGAAAAATTAGGGTCGTTTGTTCCAGCCGCTGAATCAATCCTCGCTTGAGACTGTGGTGCAACATCGGCAAATGTTCGATTATAAAAATTAGCGTAATCTGGATTTCTTTTTACATCAGCTGCAAAGGAATTTTTAACTGCATCTGCAGTGCGATTTGGCCCCAGGGTCCCCGCATAGGGGCTGGTGCCAGTGCGCCACGCTTGGTCAGCTGGTGAAGAATAATCTTTTTGAAACGGATTCTGCATGGGAAGCCGTTACCTCACTTACCTTTCTTCTTGCGAAGCTTTGTCAATGTTTTCGCCAGGTTGGCCTGTTTGACGGTACGCTTATCGTACTCATCCGGATTTGCAGTCACTTTGGCCGCAAATTCAGCGGTAGTCATGCCAGCTTCTTTTGCTTTTTTGGAGAATGCGCCAGGATGCTCGCTAACAGCCTCCTGAATCCACTTACCGTCTTTGGCCATGGTTAAGAAATAATTACTATTTTATCAGTGAACTAAAGCATTCACCCGAGCTGCAACTTTAGCGGCTGCAACCAGTTCCGGAGCACTACGAGATGCGGCTTCCAAATGGCGAACTTTATCGGCAGCTTTCTGAGGCAGCCACGCTTTTGCCATGTAAAAAGCAATTTCTTTGATATCTTCTTGGCTCAGCTGACCATCACCGGCAGTTTCAACCGCAACTTCAAATGCTTTATCAACCTGCGAACCGCTCCAATTGCGGAGATGTTGGTCGAGAACTGGATCGATAATATCGTAAGCTTTTTTAACGATTGGTCCGTACTTTAAAAGAACAGTTGCGCCACGATTCTTCTTGAGTGCTGTGGCAAGAGCACCGGCCGCAACGCCGATCAGCATTGCAATAATTGGTTCTAAAAATGTCATTCTTGTTGCCTCAATGAATTAAATCTAACACCAGGGGATTAACGGAGTAGACCCATATTGATTCCGGCCTGGATAAAACCTCCAGCGCTGTGGGGGCCACCGGGTAAAAAGTGACCTTGGTTCAGAGCAGTCTTTAATTCATTGGCATATTCAGGGTGAGCCTTGAATGGATAGACGGTTGCGGGGTCGCTTTTGTAAGTCACGGAAACATTGTTTCCGGGATACATCGTAATGTTCTTGATGCTGGAGCCTGGAATATCTTGGCTAAAAGAACCGGGGACCATTCGCTTGCTGCCTTCCAAATGTTCCATAGCCTGAGCCACCAAGTGTTCTTCTGTTCCGGGTGTAGTCGCGGCGGGACGGCCAAATGAAATTGGGCGAGCAGTGGTTGCAGGGGCGGAGGGAATCTCAACTGCAGTGGGACGGCGAAGCATTTGCCCCATTAAACGAGGATCGGCTGACTCACCGCCCTCTTCAAATCCAGTGGCCTCGGCAATGGCCTTACCAAGACGTGCTTGCGTCATGGTTCCTGCGCGTCCAGCTTCTTGACCCGCCAAAAGACCCATGCGACTCACACCACGGGCAGCTTCTCGGGCAAATTGAACACTTTCTGCAGACGGTCCAGACGGAACGTCGATCGGGGGAGCGGGGGCGGCAGCTTCAACAACGGGACTAGTACTTTTGTATTTCTTTGAAAAATAAACGTCGTGGGCCTGTTGTTTTTGTTCGGGAGTCAAATGAGCCGCGCCTCTCGTAAGTGTCTCCATGAATTCGCGACTTTCTTGTGCTGTCGGGCCGGCTCCAGTGGAGACAGAGGCCGTGACCGGAGCCTTGGCTGGGGTTACCATCGCGGCAATGGGGCTGGCCTCTGGTTTTGGTTCGACTTCCGTCAAAACAACTGCCGGCTGCGTAGCAGGAGTAGAGGGTGATTCAATCGGGCGAAGACTTGGATATTCTTTTTGCATCGTGGCGTAAGCAGCACTCTTTCGGAATGCTTCGGCTTTGCGAGCCGCATCCTCGCCAACCATTTCATGTTCAGTGCCAGGAGAGAAACTTTGTTGGCTAGATATGACCGCGCTTTGTGTTACGGGTTTTGCTTCGATTGGCGTTTGAGTTGGCTTAATCGCCGATAAACCTTTGACCTCTTGGACAGCGCTGGTCTGCTCTGGGACAACCGATTGCCCATATTGCTGCGATGTGGTCGGGGGCGTAACATCGGCAGCCGCCCTCTCAACCTGAGAAAGTGGACCACCTGCGCCAGCAGTCTGTGGAGCCGGGACACCAGGTTCATCGTCTAACCCCAATTTGGTGAAGCCCTCGCCGTATCGAGTACCTAGATAAGCGGCGCCAGCAATAGCACCGGCTGTAAGGGCAGCTTTACCGAGAACATCAACGGCACGACGCACTGGACCCATAGTGGGACCGCCCCTGCGCCCAAGGTTCCTCGTGTAGTCATACACGTGCGGCGCCAGCGCCATCCGCTCTGCGGGGGTCTGCGGGTAGGGATTGCCTGTTAAGTCGGACCAAAGAGCAAAGTCCTGAGGAGAGACAGGCATTTTTATAAATACTTTATTAGATATAAGTGATTTTAGATCTCCTAAATACGCCGATTTGTTGCACCCTACCCGGTCAATAAAAGGGTCGATTTTGGGGAAATTTTCCGGTAGCCATCAGGCCGCCCCATTACGGGATGTTACGTTGCAGGAAAAAAAGAAAGGTGGATGTAACGAAACATGTTGTTACATGGCACCAGGGGTGGCTGGGGTGCTACAGTGAGGGGACCGAGCCGAGAGGTTCGGCGCATCCACCTAGCAAGGAGCAACATGAGCGCAACCGTGATCGACCCGACCGCGATCCCCGTGGTGTTTGAGGGTTGGCACCGGGACGGCAGCGACGTGACCCTGTATGCTGTGCAGGTTCTGACGGCCTACCGGATGCTGCCCCTGGCCTCCAAGGGGCTCAAGTTCCGGGGCGGCGGCCCTGTCCAATTCTTGAACAAGGCCTTCGGTCGCCGGCAGCCGGCTCACATCTGGGAGGCCCGGCTCAAGCCAGTGGTTGAGCAGATCCACCTGGGGCCGCAGCACACCGCTGAGGGTTCCCGCCGCTTCTAC